TGTAGTAGTTTTAACAGGAGCACCTAGTCTCATCTGATTAGTAGAAGTGAAGTTATTATTAGATGCTAATGCTGATTTAGTAGCAATAGATGTATTAGTATTAGCTAAAGCTGAACTATGTACTGTAGTGGTTAGTTTGGTAGCAATTTGAGTATTAGTGTTAGCTAAATGTGTTAATTCTAATGCAGCCTTTGTAGAGATGAATGAATTGGTATTAGCTAATGCAGATTGAAAAGTAGTATTAGCTACATATGTTCCTGTAAGAGAAGCATTAGATGCTAACGATGTCCAACCAGCACTTGTATATCCTTCGAATGCACCCAATGTAGAACTATATCTTAAATGACCTGGTGAATTATGAGTACTTCTTTGAGCCGTAGTTCCTACTGGAATTTTGATAGCACCAGTAGAAGTAAATGTAACGGCGGAAGATATTTTAGTATTACTAGAAGTAATATTAGTGTTAGTAGATGTAATATTTGTTCTAGTAGCCGAAAGAGTAAGATTGCCAGATATAGTTATCGGCCCACTAAGGGTAATGATATTAGTAAATGTAGCATTCGCAGAACGAACGTTTGCCATTCCTGTAGTATTAGCAAGTTTATTTACTTGCGTTACCAAATCGTTTGTACGAACACGCCAAGTGTTGAACGTGTTAGCCAGTGTTACGTCAGCGAATAGTTTGGGCATTTAATCTCTCTACTAATGATGATAATAGGTTTTCAATATTTATTAACTTTTCATCCATGTGTTTCATTTTATCGTCCATATTCTTGACCTTGTTAAAATGATTCTTTCTTTTTTTATATGCCGAAAGAGCAGTATTGTCTGTACTTAATATAGCATTAGTATTAGAATCTCTAACAAGATCAGGATGTTCTTCTACTTTAACATAATTAGTTTCCATATTCATTATATCTGTAATGCTATAGCTCTAAGATCTTTTACTCTAGGTATAATATGTGAACCCGAAGAACTTCTTAGTACTACTTTCAAAGAGAAGAATTTGTAAGTATCGAAAATTGCTCCACTTGAATTATAATATCTGACTACATTATTATTGCCACTGAACTTACTAGCTCCTAATGTACTAGCATTAACTGAAGGCATAGTATATTCAAATTCAAGAAAGTCTTCAGTATTAACTATACTAGATACTGTATTAGATGTTGTAGTTTGTGTCATTAATGAATAATGTTTATCACCAAAATCATCACCATCTTCAGCATTTTGTATTCTAGCATAGACATCAACATTTGTTCCAACGGGTTTATATGCTGTTAATATTACTTTTAGATCTTCAGCTTCTTGGCCGTCTGCTAGAACAATCTTCTTAGTTATATATCTAGCGGCTGCTGGACCATTATTGAGATGTTCACCAGCATTAGAATTATTAATAATGTTATGAATTAATGCTACAGACCTTGCACTACCAATATCAATAACAGGTGATAATCTATCAGTACCAGTTGTTAGAGTACCAGTAATTCTAAGAGATTTAGCACTACCAGTAGACGCTATTTCCCTAGTTCTACCAGCAACAACTTTTTCGCCTTCTACGAAAACATTATCAGTGAAAGGTTCTACCGATACGGGTTTCTGTGATAATGCATAGTTATTAGCGGTAGTGTTAGCAGTAAATGTAAGATTAGTATCTACATATCTCAAGTAAGAGATTTTTGGTACTAATGTGTCATACTTATAATCTCTAACTGAATATACTTGGGCACAAGCATTTGATACTTGGCCACGATAGAAACCATTATCTGATGTAGTATTAGAAGTAAATCCTCCAGTAGACCCATTAGCTACAATGTCTTGTCGAGTAGGATCTGCATACTGAATGAATCCTGTGGCTGAATTAGATATAAATGTATTCACTACACCTTCGTATGAACCAGAACCAGTAGTGAATGTTAGTGTTCTACCATTTGCTACAGTGCCTTTCATATCTACATGAAACCAAGTGTTGCCAGGAGTATTTTTAATAATTTTTCTGACTTTACCTGTATTAGCACCAGCTTTAACTATAACTAAATCATTCACAGAAATAGGACTAGCATTAGATGTCATCTTAATGATTGATTCGCCACGTATTTTTTCACCTATATCAAATCTAGTACTAGAGAACTGAGTTGCATTTAGATATTCATCATTCTCATTTGTATAGACCGCCGAACCCGTAAGATTGTCCTTGAATGTTGCTCTCCAAATAGTAAAGCAAATATCTTGATTTTGTCTAGGTGAATATGTTTTATCATTAGCTGATGTGAATAGTAATCCTACAGCGGGCTGTTGATCAATAATAGCATTTGTTACAGTATCAGTTCCGCCCAGTTCAGAAATCCATAATCTATAATCGGGATTAGAACCATCTGGCTTAACAATAAATGCATAATCTGTATCACCTCTTAAATATACAGGTGTATCAAAGTAGAATGGAGTAGGGGCAGAACCTATCGCGGAGACATTAACATCTTCTGAATCAATTCTTTTAAATCCAAATGGTACTCTTACACCTGTTATCGTTCCGTTAACAACTTCACGAATTTCTACACCTATTCCAGCAGTTAAACTTTTTGCTTGGAAGTAAAGATCAATACAAGATACAAAGACTCCGTCGGCTCCATTACCAAATCTATTATCAGAGAAATCTAAGTTTTGAAACTCAAATTGGCCAACTGTAAATGATTGAGCTACAGGATCTCTATGTACTTGAATACCTTCAAAAGAAGAAGTAAAATCTCGTGTCTCGGATACAGTATCAACTGCGATTGTTGCTTCTCTTGTATTTAAAGAAATACCTCTTTGAGCAGAGGCTAGTCCTATAGAAACATAATTTTTTGTAGAAGTGGTAGTTTGAGTGCCACTTTGAGTAGTAGTATTAGAAATATCTACTAATTTAAATGGTCTTTCACCTTGTCTAAACTTTAATGTATCATTATTAGGAACTACGAAGACACCGAATACAGCACCATTAGCATTTGTTTCTAGAGATGCTCCAAAAACTCCTGTGTTAGAATATTCTTTAGTAGAGGGTTTTACATAATCATTGACAAGAATATTATCAAAGTAAGGATAAACTCTAGTATTAGGTCTCATTCCAGTAGCTTTGAATTGTACTAGTCTAGACCTCATAAATGGCACGATATCGGTACGAGTTAGGAATGGGCCAGAACGTTGAACTCTATTGAAAGGAGTTACATCTAATCTAGTACCAGTACGAACTCGACTTTGAGTCGTAGTAATTTTTACATCATCGATAGCACCATGTGATGTGCCACCGAATGTACCAGAACCAACCTCACCTTGAGTACCATCACCTAAACCAACAAATGCAGTACCGAGAACTTCTCGTTTTTCTCTGGGTGCGCCGTTATCATTCCAATCACCATATTGAGTTCCGAATGCTTGAGCTATAGTTTGTAAATTAGTAGCTAAATCAAGATCGAATTGTGTATCGGGCTGTGTGGTAGTATCGACATGATGATCAGCTTCAGGAATTAAAGTAAGATTTCCAATCCAGTTAAATGATAGTTCGCCGACTGGATTGATAAGTTTAGATGCGTATGGTTGATCAATATAAATGTCAGTAGTATATGGTAATGTTAATAGTTCACCAGATGTAGGTGTCTGTACTCTACCTAATACTGTTAAAGTAGAAGTTTTACTAGAACCGTTTGTCTTAACAGTAGTAGCTGAGAAATTACCATTGGCATTGTGTAGATATAGTCTTACTATAGTAGAATTAGCAACTACAGATCTAACAGTACCAGCGGCCGAAGCTCCACCTAAACTACCACCTTGATAAACAATATCATCATTTTGATATGAATCTGTATTAGAAGATACATCCAATCGAATTTGTTTACCTATTAGCGATACATTAGTAGACAATGTAGTATTAAATTCCATATCAACATTTTGTGAATCGAATTTAGGTCTTAGTTCGCCTTTAACTTTATCAATTGAAGCAGCATATGCTGGGTCAGTAAGATTAGCATTATCATGGCCAAAGAATGCATCAACAAAGATACCATTTTTGAAACGGTCTAATCCATTACCATCAGGTATAGATAAATCTCTAGCAGCCTTTTCTAGAATACTCAATGCAGTATAATATTCAATACTATCGATTCTATCTTCAAGACCAGATATATCTCTCATAGTATAACGTCTTTGAAATATAGGTTTCACTTTAACTGCCAGATCATCTCTAGAACCACCAGTTTGTGGGTCTACGAAATTTCTAGCATTTTCTAATGAAAGAGAAGGAAATGGTGGAATATATAATAATGATAATGAAATTGATTCAGCAGGTTCTTGTGGTGGGAAAGGCTTATCAGAAGGAATGCCTGATATCACTTTCTTTTTACCATCTTTACCCATTACTACACGATCTACCCGAGGCATATAGTATACTACATCACTAGTAAAAGTGGCATCTGGGACAGGTACATATGAGCCATCACTATCAACATCAATTGATACATTAGCAACTGGATTAACGGCTGCATTAGTAATACTAGTTTCGTTTGTATTAGCATTAGACTTAACTCTAGGTCTAAAATCTAATGTATCTCTAAGATTATATGATCCTGAAGTAGATGAAGTATATCTTGGAATATCTGGAGTAACAATAGCAGTTGTATTAGAAGTTGATTCGTTTGGATCAATGATATATGAATCAACAGAAGTAAATCCAATACCTCCAGAACGAGAATGATCGAAGTAATCAAACTCAACTACAACTCTATCTGTAGTTTTTAGTAATACTGAACTAGTATCTTTAATAGCTAGTTTAGAAGTTCTATATAAACTATCATCGGAATTTCTAATAATACGAAATTCTTTAACTAGATTTCTATTAGTTAATGAATAACTAGGACCTACATAAACACCTCTTAGATTAAATACATCTGCTACACCTAGTGGCCATGGCCCAGCAATACCAGAACCAGCCGCTAGATTTAATCTAACAAATCTACTCTTACGAACTGTTTTAGAAATAGCAGCCGCAGCTTCTCTCTTATTATTAAAGAAAACCGTCATATTAGTTGTGTTAGCAATAGTTTCTTTAAGATCTAATGTCATTTGTGTAGTACTATTAATAGTACTAGTTCTTAGAGTTCCACCAGCACCATTAGCAGTTAAATCAAAAATATATCCTGTTGGGAAAATCTTATGAACTTTACCAGTACCTGCGGCACCGGCTGCTGCTAAAGCATGAAAACTACCTAGTACACCGATAGCAGGATTAGTAGCCATTACTGAATTATTAGAAATAGTAACGATTTTAGTAGTGACAGAACCAGTACCACCAGAATTAGATACAGAGATAAAATCACCGACTTTTAAACTAGTAGTCCAGTTACAACCAGTATTACCAATGAGGGTATTGGCCATATGAGTATTAGCAATAGCACCATGAACTTGTTTTGCTAATCCAGGAAGACTAGCAGTCTGTGCTGTTTTACTAGTAACAACTTGAATAGTTCTTTTTTGAGTAGCATTAAGAGCGCCTGTACCAAATGTGTATTCTTCTGTACCTCCTGCATGAACACCAGATAAACTTAATACACCAACACCGGCTGTACTAAAACTTAAAGTCGCTTTATCACGGAATTCATAAGTAGCATTCAAAGCACCCGCAGTAGTCTTGACTTGTTTAGTAGCACCTGTGCCTAATCTAAATAAAGTCTTATTAAAATCTGGTTCTTTTAGAACAGCTCTAGTTACAGTTGTTGCATCAGATGCTCCACCTGTAGTGCCTACTGCGATTGTTTCTAGAACAGCATCCGCATGATTATCTGGACCCGAAGCATTATTTACATAGAACCCTCGAACATCACCGAAAGTCTTACCAGAAACACTCATATTAATATCGAATAAGTAAAGTCTATAAGTACCACTCTTTTGACCCATAGTACCTGAAGAATGAGCTACACCGCGAACTTTAGCAGTACCCATTTCAACACCAGGAGCACCACCTATACCTAATAATGTAGTAGATATAGATTTTCTAGCTACACTACGAAGACTAACTGTTTGTAATGTAGTAGGATCCCATGGCCCAGCAAATTCATTAACTATTACATAGTTACCAAAATTAGTAGTAACAGCTAAACTAGTTTCAGTATTAGTTGTAGTTCCTTTGGTAGTAGTAATGAAATCTGTAGATAAAGTTTCTACACGATATCCTTGAATATATGCTACGCCAGGTTCAATACCAATTGCTAATTTATCTTTATCTCCACTTTCCCCAGCAGTAAATCTACCGAAGTTTGTTCCAGTATTAAGATGTTCTTTTACATGAGTATTAATTTGTCTTAATTGGTAGTTGCCTGACTCTTCATATGTTCTTTTAGCTAATTCTTTACCAATACTATTAAACTGTGTATCTTGATTTATCTGAAGAACCTTGCCTAATTTTACTTCAAAAAGAGGTAGGAAATTAGTAGTATTAGCAGTATCAGTAGATAATTTTTTAACAAGAGTAGGAGTTAATTTAAGTCTATCAGCACCGGGTGCATTATAGTTAAAAGAGCCTGTGGCATTATCTAATAATGTAGTATCAGTAGTAGAAGTAGTAATAACTTCAGTAGTAGTAAATCCTACTTTAGCGGAAGGTTTATTGGAATACTTTTCTAGAATAATAACTTGTGAATCTACATTGATGAAATTACCCTTTTGAAAGATAATACCACCACCAACATGAAAGACAGAACCAAATCCAAAAGCAGCCGAAGCAATAGTATTTGCTCTCTGACCAGAACCACCATCAGCGGGTAAATAAACTAATTGTTCGTTAAGTGCAAAAGTTTTATTTAACTTCGAGGTACCACCATCGATATATTTAACTAAGAATGTATTATAGTTGGGTGCGCCTGCTTCTGTACCAGCGGCCGTAGCAATAACTTTAGCACGAACTCCTGAAGTAGCACCTTGAACAACGACATTTGCGAATACGGAAGTAGTAACACTATTACTACCAAAACTATCTCTTAATTTTACAAAGGCAACATTAGCATCATATTGAAAGTCACAACCATCGATAACTGTACCTTCTTTATATATATTAGAACCAAATCTGGCGACTTGTTCTTGTAACATAGATTGAAGTTGTGTTAATTCGCGAGTCTGAACCGCTACTCCTGGTTTAAAGAGTATCTTATGATATCTTTTTACCTTCGCGCTTGTCTCAAAATCGTCAAAGTATGGAGATACGTTGAAGTTGGTCTCTAATGCCATGTTTTATACCTTAGTACCTTACAATAAGTTTAATGTCTTCACTTTGGTCTGATGATCTAGAGACGGGTAAACGATTTTCAACATAAAGAACATCACCCTTAAAGTCTCTTAGGTCTCTTTTATTTATAGCAGCTACAGTAGCGGTAACACTAGAAGTATTACCTGTAATTGTTTCAGAAGCAGCGAATGCTCCTGTTACGCCAGTAACACTAACAATACCAGTAGTACCGGCGGCATTAGTATTTGCAAAAGTTACATATCTACCTTGTGCGCCACTTGTACCTCCTGTAATGATTTCATCACCGGTATGGGCCGCGGATCTACTTGTAACAGTTAGTTTAGTTGTCATATCATATACAGTAGAATTAGCTTCTAAACCGTTACTTTCTAGTACTGGATTTGATGTAAGACCTACTACTCGGAAATCGTTATTTGTAAATAATGTACCTGTTTCATTACCGTCAATTTTTATAGATAACATTACATTATATCCACCTAGTTCTTTTACTGCATCTGAACCGTGGCCACCATATGGAGCAATAGCACCATTGGCAGTAGCACTAGAACCATGAGAAGTATTAGCATTAATAACAACATTATATTTAGAATAATTAGTTCCGCGATTAATCATAATAATTTCATTAATAGTATTACCAGTACCAGCGGAAGCTAATGCTGGAAGAGTTACATTAGCATAAGCTAAAGCACCACTACCATCACCAACCACACTAACTCTAGGTCCAAGATAATAAGTTGATGTAGTATTAGGGCTAGTAGAAAAGGAACCATTAACAGTAATAGTTTTAGATGATCCTATATAATTAATAATTTTTCTTAGTTGTCCAGAACCTAGACCACCTGAAATATAAATTGAAGAATAGTTATAGATGTTATCAGTACCACTAGAATGAGATGCTAAGGCCATTGTTGTTGAATTAGCGACAGAAGCAAAAGATCCATTAGTAGAAAGATAACCAGATCCATTAGCTGTAAGTTTAATAAATTCTACAGCACCATTTACAGCGGCTTGTTGAATATCCCATTGAACTGAACTATCATCGGATGTTAATGTTTTGACAGGAATATAAGAAGTAGTTACGAATTTAAGAACATCAGATGTATTAATATTATACATATACTTCCAATGATATCCATCAGCCGTTTTAAAGATAGATGTACCTGTGGCAGTTGGTTCATTAGAAGATTGACCACCAGCATTATTTTCAATACACTTATAAACATTATAAGCCGAATTTACAACAAAGAAGGTACTACTATATAACGAAGCACTTCTATGAGAATACGGTGTATATACGGTAGATGTGGTCCAATTATATCTGGGAATAGCAAATCTGATATCAGAACTAGTCACTCTTTTAGCAGCTAACATATTTCGCCAGATATT